ACTTGGATTAGCGTCAAGCTGATTTAATCTCTCAGTAAGTGGTGCAACTGGGAAAATATTACCCTGAGTTCTTAGGATTGCTTCCTGAGGGGTAATAGGGATTTCGGCAATAGCCTTGGTAATGGAATTGATATCACTTGAGTTATACTTAATCCTAAATCTATCTGCGAGGATTTCAAGAATAGCCTTTGTTACATCAGAGTTTCCATTTTTATCATAACATCCTTTTCTGTTGATGTAGCCAGGGAAAAAGAATGTGATTGTAGGTCTTCCTCTACCCTCTATATCAAACACATTATTTAGAGCTAACATCCTATAACCGTTGGGGTTATATACAATCTCAGCAGCTCCTGAGAAGTCTGATTCATCATCACCCGCAGTATTGTGTGTTATAATGTTATTAGCTAAATAAGTGTGAGATACGCATGACGAGAGGTTATATACTTCCTTTTCTCCAAGATATTCAATAGATGTTATTTTGTTGACTATCAAATCTTTGCTAAAATTTTGCGGAACCTTAGATGGATTATCTTGATACCAGTTATAAGCCTTCTCTAAGTTTTTAGCCTTGTGTGGTACAAGAAGCATAAGGTGCTTATACAGATATTCAATATTAAACCTACCTGCGCAAGTCAACGTATACCAAGGATTCTTATCTTTTCTATCTTTTCTGATTCTTGGTTCAGTTTTATGGATAGAAGATAATACACCTATTTTCCTGAGTAGAAGCTGCATTTCCTCAAGTATCTCTCTGTGGCTTTGAGTTATAGCTACAGACGAATTGAGTTTATTGAAAAATACGCAACCATCAGTATCTATTAATCCTGAAAGAAGGAGTATTGTATCTTCGTAAGTAAGGGTCTGGTAATTATCAGGAAGCCTCTTTTTAGTTTTGGTTTGCCCATAAACTCCTATTTTGCGTAATTCAGGGCAGATTCCTTTGACCCTAATTTCCTCATAATTCTTACCCTTTTTACTTTTGTGTCCAGCACTAAGGCTCCAGTCATATGAATCCTTAATGTAATTCAACAATTCCTCATCTTCTGAGCTAAATACTGGTGTATTGTCAAATCCATAAGTTCCATCACCAATAAGCATACCAACCAATCGAGCGTCAAACAATGTTGATTCTCCAAAGGCCTCAATCTCTCTTGCCTCACAAACCCTATCTCCAATTTTCAAATATTTGGCTTCCTTGAAAACCTCATAATAGCTCCTCATTCTTTTTGAGGGGTCTTTCTTGTTTCTTGGATTAAACAGTTTCTGAATCAATATAGGATGGTCTTCAGAGCACTCTATTGAATTTCCGTTAGATGTAGTTATTCTATAGCAAGGCTTTAATCCTTTCCTTATGACCTGACCTATTGGCTCTACTGTAATTCCATTGGCATAAGTTCCAATTGAGTCCTTTATAAATCCATACTTAGAATAACCTATAATACCATCTTCTTTTTTCAGGTCTTCAATGTTGATATATCTTCCGTCAGGAGTCCAAACCTTAGTACCTGCACAGCAACATCCAATCAGGTACATCTGGCCGAATGAATATTCACCCTCCTGCACAGATGGAATCATAATATTGTAAAGCTCAAGCACATTTTTGAATGAACCAAACTCCTCAATGACTATAAAATGCAAACGTTTACCACGCACTTTAGAGGGGTCATCTTTAGCTGATACACCATAAACCTCATTAAGAGTTCCTTTCGCTGTTCCAGTATCAAGGTCTCTATATCCCATAGTCCAAGTCATATCTGCCATTGAAGATTTCAATCTCTTGCTTGGCCATTGGGTATTCTGGGCAAGAAAGTCAATATAAGCCTCAAACTTGTTCAGGATTCCATCAGATGTAAGATACTGCTTTTGGTAAGCTGTAGCCATACATTTTACCCTCTCACAGATTTCCTCAGATTCACCCAAAACAAACAGTTTAGCCATTATTGCAGCCATTGAGAGACTCTTGGATTTACCACGAGAGGAGATTTCACACCCATGTTTTCCTTGTTCTCTTGCTTGTTCTATGTAGTGCATACGCCAATAAATACCCTCCCAGAACTCAGGAAAGTCAATAACACGAGCACCCCTCTTAGAGCCTTTAACTGTTTTAGTCTGAGGAATAGGACAATAATTCAAAAAGAAATACAAGCTGCCAGGAATCCATTCTCCATCACTTTCTCTTACATAGCCCTCCCTGCATCTCCTGATTTCCTCATAGCACCATTTACCATATTCACTATTAGGATTTGGATTAGGCCTCAGAAAAGTGTAACATCCATTCTTCTGGTAGAAGATAGCCGCTTGCCTGAAGTAATCCATATCTTCAAGTATATGAGGTCTGGTTATGTCAACCTTGATTCTGCCTTTTTCATCCCTCTCTAAATCCTTAGCTCTGGGCCTATCTCCTATGAGGTACTTGATGAAAGGCACTGTATTTACAAACTCATAGAATTGCTCCTGAACCTCAGTAGGGTATGAGAATAACTCAAGCTCCTCAGGAGTAGATTGAAATTCATTGAGTTTAACCGTTATAGCGTTTGAATCCATCATCAAATAAAGTTTTCTCGTTTCCTCCTCTTGCTCTACCTTCTTCCTCAATTTCCTTGGTTACAATCCTCTCAGCCTCTATTACATCCTTTGCAAGTTGAGGAACTTGCCTGATGGCTTGAGTTACAGAATTGATTGTGTACTTAGGTTTGCCCTTGTCATCAACATCATATAGGTCAATATTCTCAAGAAACTCAGAGAGCTTATCTACGGCAATCTTAGTGCTTTGAAGCAGCTTGTAGCTACTGGTAATAATATGAGCCTTATATACGTCAATAGCTGCCTTGAGGTCTTTCTCTATTTTGAAGTCAAGCGGTAATCCCTCCTGCTTGAGGATTTCCCTGAATCTTTCTTCCTCAGATACTATATAGCTATAACTACTGCGAGGGTCAACCAGAAAGTAGAGAATTGACAATTGCTGCATGAATTTCTCTTTATTCTTGGTCTTATCCTTGTTGTACAGGTCTCTTATAGGCTTAATCAGGAAAGCCTCCTGAGTAGGCTTAATTTCGTATTGTATGTATTCTATTAAGTGCATATATAACTAAAAAGCCCACCCCGAAGGATAGGCTTGGATTTATTAAACAATAATATCTGTTGGGGGCATTATAATAGTGGATGTTTGCTTGGGAAGCTCAACTTCCTCCTCCTCATAAGCAGTAATGACATAGTTGATATCCCTATCCTGGAGGTGAAGATATTCCTCACCATTGATTTCAACAAAGTCAAATTGATAACCTACAATAGGGTTTCCACCAGCAACATCCTGTCTAATGGAGTCTTTGTCATACTTCTTAACAGCATATCTGATAGGGTTAATGTTGACTATATCTCCAACATTGATATCCCTTACCGCTGAACCAACTGCAATAACCATCTGGTTTTCCTTCAGTGTTCCCTGTTGCTTTGAAGCATCAATGATTCCATTCTTTGTAGCATCTTCCTCATATTTCTCAGCAGTAACAATAATGCTGTTAAACAGAGGCTTGATTGCCTTTACTTTCATTATCTTCATAAAACTTCTTGATTTTCTTGATGTTTTCAAATCTTCTTTTCACTCTCTTAATAATATCAGGAGAAGTGTACAGTTTGCCCAAGGAAGATATATTTATACTACTTCTGAGGTTCTGAAATTCCTCAAGGCTCAAATCCTCAATATTGGATTCCTTAATATCTTGTTTCTCTATATGTTGCTTAATCTTCAACCAATAAGCACTGTACACTTTCTTGACAGTATTAGGTTCTAACCCAAGTTCTTTAGCAAGCTTTTCTATTTCCGACTTCATGGCTTCAAATCAAAATATAAAAGCAAATGAGCACTGTTATTCTCCTCATTAATCTTAGGGATAAGTCGAGGGTTAATAGTGTTATTTACTATGATTTTGTTCTTTCTAAGTTTACCAATGATAATCTGAAAATGCTGGAGAGAAATATTACATTCAGTTCTAATCTGCTTCTTAGTGTCCTCATTCATTAGAATTTGGTCAAGCAGGTTACTGTCACTAATCTTCTTTGAAAGCTCATATCTCTTTTTCAAGAAGCAAGCAGCTATGTCTATTTCTCTGTCAGTTAAATTATGAACAGGTCTTAGAAATTCCAACCAATAGCGAAAGAAATTCTTTTCTAAAGAGGAGGGTATTGGAATTACTTTGTCTACCCCCCTCATAACTAAGCCTCTGTTTCTGGTTCAGCTTTATCCTCAGCTACCACAGGAGCAGGAGCAGGATACATAATCTCTGAAACTTCCTTAACAGTTTTCTCAACAATCTCTACTGGGAATGAGCCTTTGTACTCAAGAACCTTGAATAGAAATTCCAAGCGAGCAAACATCTGCTGGCGGTTAAGGTTCTCAATATGAGCTTTCATGCGTTCATTCTGTTCGCTAAGCTGCATACATACATTGTTCAATTCCTCGTAGCTAAGTTTCTTCTCTTCCATTTTTTTTAATATCCAGTTAAATAATTAAAACCATATTTATCTTCATACATCTGTACCCACTTATCAATAGTGGTTTCTCCTATATCAGTGTTGGAACAATCCTCACAGTAAAGGAGATTTAGTGAACCAGCATCCCGAACTCTCAGGGATAAACAATCTTTGCAATAAAAG